CGGCCATTGAAATTGAGATTGAAAATCCCGAAGGTGTACGTGTAAACATGGACGGCCTAGAGATCGACATGTTGCCCGATGAAAACGAAGAAGGCTTTGGGGACAATCTTGCTGAATACATGAGTGCAAGCGAACTGGAGAAAATTGCCAGTGATTTGATTGAGATGGTGGACGCAGATATCAACTCCCGCAAAGACTGGGTCGATATGTATGTCAAAGGCCTAGATGTTTTGGGGATGAAGTATGAAGAGAGAACGGAGCCTTGGACGGGTGCTTGTGGTGTCTTTTCCACCGTACTCACCGAAGCGGCAGTCAGGTTTCAAAGTGAGACTATTATTGAAACTTTTCCAGCGCAAGGGCCGGTTAAAACAGAAATTATCGGCGCAATTGATAAGCTTAAGGAAGAAGCGGCAGAGCGTGTCAAAGATGATATGAACTACAAGCTCACGGAAGGTATGCCCGAGTACCGCCCTGAGCATGAAAGAATGCTGTACTCCTTAGGTTTGGCCGGAGCAGCTTTTAAGAAGGTTTACTACGATCCAACCATGGGCCGTCAAGCCTCCATCTTTATCCCCGCAGAAGATGTCATTATTCCTTACGGCGCTTCTAGCGCCATGACATCGGATCGTGTTACGCACATCATGCGTAAAACTAAGAATGATATTCGTAAGCTTCAAGTCTCTGGCTTTTATGTTGACGAAGAACTTGGAGAGCCACTTCAGTTTTATACAGACGTAGAAAAGAAGAAAGCCGAAGATCAAGGCTATAACCTTTCTGATGATGACCGCTACCAGATCTATGAGATCCACGTTGACTACGATCTGCCCGGCTATGAAGATGAAAATGGCATCGCCCTTCCTTATGTCGTTACCTTGGAGCGTGGCACAACCAAGATCTTGGCCATCCGCCGCAACTGGGATGAGAATGATGAACACAAACTCAAGCGCCAGCATTTTGTCCAGTACACATACGTACCCGGCTTTGGCGCTTATGGTCTAGGCTTAATTCACCTGATTGGTGGATACGCCCGTGCAGGCACATCATTAATTCGTCAGTTGGTAGACGCAGGTACGTTGTCTAATTTGCCCGGTGGACTGAAGGCTCGTGGTTTACGCATCAAAGGTGACGATACACCAATCACTCCCGGCGAATTCCGTGATGTAGACATCCCATCCGGCACTGTGCGCGACAACATCATGCCCTTGCCATACAAAGAACCATCTCAGGTTTTGTTAGCCTTGCTGAATCAAATCACAGATGAAGGCCGCCGCCTCGGTTCAATTGCTGACATGAACGTGTCAGATATGAGCGCGAATGCGCCAGTCGGTACAACATTGGCATTGCTTGAGCGCCAGCTTAAGACAATGTCAGCGGTTCAGGCTCGTGTTCATTACTCAATGAAGCAAGAGTTTAAACTGCTCAAAGCCATTATCCGTGATTACACCCCCAAAGATTATGACTACACACCCGTAGCCGGAACTCCTCAAGCTAAACAAGCTGACTACGACATGGTAGATGTCATCCCCGTGTCTGATCCCAACTCAGCCACGATGGCCCAGCGGATCATGCAGTACCAAGCTGTAATCCAATTGGCTCAAGGCGCTCCCCATATCTACAACCTGCCAGTCCTGCATCGTCAGATGATTGAGGTTTTAGGTATCAAGAACGCAGACAAGCTGGTTCCAATTGATGACGATATGACCCCACGAGATCCTATCTCTGAGAACATGGCGTTCTTGACTGGAAAGCCTACAAAAGCTTTCATTTATCAGGATCACGATGCGCACATTGCAGTCCATACATCAATGATGCAGGATCCGATTGTTATGGGTCAGATGGGTCAAAACCCTATGGCTCAACAGATGCAAGCTGCAATCATGGCCCACGTTGCTGAACACGTAGCGTTCCAGTACCGCTCCAAGATTGAACAGCGTTTGGGTGTTACGTTGCCCAAGCCTGATATTGAAATGTCAGAGGACATCGAAGTTCAGTTGTCCAAGCTGGTTGCTCAAGCTGCGGCTCAGTTGCTCCAGATCGACAAGAACCAAGCGGCTCAACAACAAGCTCAGCAACAAATGCAAGACCCGGTCATGCAAATGCAGCAGGCTGAATTGCAGATCAAGCAACAAGACGCACAGACCAAAGCGCAGAAGGTTCAGGGGGAGCTTGCTATCAAGCAGGCAGAACTGCAACTGAAAGCGCAGGACTTGATGTCAAAACAAGGCGAAGACCCTGCCATGGCCGCACAGCGCCAGCAACAGGAAATTGCCATGGAGGCCATGAAGCATCAGGCCGAAATGAGAAGGGCGCAAGAAGAACACCAGCAGTCATTGGTTCACAACCAACAGACGCAGGATTTGCAGGCTAAACAACAACTTCTTCAGATGTTATTGAACGCGAAGAACCAACCGAAAGGTGAATGATGAATCCTCTGCTTGAAAGTTTAAACAAGAAGCTTGATGAACATGTCAAGCAGTTGATTCAGATTGTCAGTGAGGGTGGTGCGAAATCCCACGATCACTACAAAGAACTGTGCGGGACTATCCGAGGTCTGCAAACCGCGCAGTATGAAATTGCTGACCTTGTGCGAAGAACGAAAGAGTATGAAGATGACTGAATTTGATGTCAAAGCGGTAGATCTGAGCGGATTGCTTAATACATCCGTTGAAGAAAAAGCCAAACAAGTGCCCGATCCGGCTACTTACCACCTCCTCTGTATGCTTCCCAAAGCAGAAGAAGAGCTTGGCGAGTCTGGATTGTTATACAAAACGGCAACCATGATGGCACACGAGGAGCTTTTATCCCCCGTGTTATTTGTAGCCAAGATTGGCCCTGATGCGTTTAAAGATCCAGCCCGATTCCCTTCTGGCCCGTCCTGCAAGGTGGGAGACTTTGTGTTAGTACGTCCTAACACGGGAACCCGCATGAAGATTCACGGAACAGAGTGGAGACTTATCAATGATGACTCAGTGCAAGCGGTGGTTCAAGACCCCCGTGGCATTCAACGTCCTAACTAAGGAGTGATCATGGCTGAAGTTGAAAAAACTGAATTTGAGTTTCCTGATGAAAAGGAAGAAAATCCCCGTAAGGGCGGTAAGATTGTAGAGGCTGAAGCTGAACCAGAAATCGAAGTGGTGGATGACACCCCGGAAGAAGATCGGTACAGAACGCCAATGACCGAGGCTCCTCAGGATCCCACGGAAGAAGAGTTAGCGTCCTATTCTGAAAGTGTAAAGAATAGGTTTAAACACTTCACTAAAGGCTATCACGAAGAACGCAGAGCCAAAGAGGCAGCTCAACGTGAAAAAGACGAGGCCTTGAGATTTGCTCAAGCCTTGGCTGAAGAAAACAAAAAACTGAAAGGTTCTGTTAATCAGGGCCAGACAGTTCTTTTGGAGCAGGCTAAGAAAGTTATTGGCAAAGAGATTGAAGATGCCAAACGCCTCTACAAAGAGGCTTACGAGTCTGGGGATTCAGACAAACTGTTAGAGGCGCAGGAAGCACTAACTACTGCCAGAATCCGCGCAGATAAAGTAAATAATTTTAGGCCTGCCCCTTTACAGGAACAAGAAACTCCTGTACAAATCACACCACAGGCTCCACAGCCTGCACCCGTGGACGAAAAACTATCTGCATGGCAAGACCAAAATCGATGGTTCGGTAGCAACAAACGGATGACTTCATACGCCTTAGGGTTGCATGAAGAGCTTGTGGAGAGTGGTGTACGGGTTGGCAGTGACGAATACTATAAACGTATCGACGCTGACATCCGCGAAAGATTCCCCGACCAAGTTGGAGCCGGTGAGTCCGTTGATGCGAAACCTCAACGTACCAAATCCAATGTAGTTTCGCCTGCCACACGTAGTACAGCGCCAAAGAAAATCGTACTAACGCAGACGCAAGTGAATATCGCCAAGCGATTGGGAGTTCCTTTGGAACTGTACGCTCGTAAGGTTGCTGAAGAAATGAGGAAATGAAAATGGAAAAATCTGCTCGTACAGGTCGTGACCTGAGTACCCGCGAAGTTGCGGAACGTCCAAAACAATGGATGCCTCCAAAACTCCTACCTGATCCCAACCCGGAGGAAGGTTATGCGTTTCGCTGGATTCGGATTGCGTCACTAGGTAAAGATGACCCCACGAACTATTCCTCGAAGCTTGCTGAGGGCTGGGAACCTGTTAAGGCTTCCGATCACCCCGAGATCCGTCTGTTCAACGCTTCGGCGGCGAAATTCCCAGACAGTATTGAAGTGGGCGGTTTGTTGCTTTGCAAAACCCCAGTAGAGTTTACTGAACAGCGTGATGCGTACTATCGCCAACAGGCAGAGTCGCAGATGCAATCAGTGGACAATACTTATATGCGCGAAAACGATCCACGGATGCCTATGTTCAAAGAACGTAAATCCACGGTAACTTTCGGAAAAGGTATTTAATTTTTTGGAGTCTATAGATGGCATATCCTACCATTGAGAAGACGTATGGTTTCAAGCCAGTCAACCGACTGGATGGTCTACCCTACGCCGGAGCGATCCGTCAAATCCCAATCGCCCCTTCCTACGCAACAGCAATCCTGAACGGTGATACCGTGTCGGTGAATACAAGTGGCTACATTGTTGCCGCTTCTACCACTGATTCAGGCGCAATTGTTGGTGTGTTGGTTGGATGTTCTTATGTCAACTCTTTGAGCCAGCCTACGTTCCAGCAGTACTATCCTGCTTCTACGTCGACTTCTACAAACATGGCTTTTGCCTTTGTTGTGGATGATCCTAGTGCTGTGTTCAAGGTCTGCGCTACTGTCGCTGGTTCCACCACTCCCACAGCTTATAGCCGTGCGATTGTTGGTTCTAATGTGGCTTTAGTTGCTAACACTGGTTCCACCACCACAGGTGACTCGTATTATGGTATTGACGGTTCTTCCGCCAACACTACTAATACGCTTCCCGTCCGTGTGATTGATGTTGTGCCCGACACTGCGACTGGCAATGCCAACGTAGCCGCCACAACATATTACGAGTTCCTCGTTAAGTTCAACACGGCCCAGTACAACAGTACTACCGGCATTTAAGGAGTAACTTACCATGGCTATTTCACGCGCACAACTACTTAAAGAGTTGCTCCCCGGTCTGAACGCTTTGTTCGGTCTGGAATACGCTAAATACGGCGAAGAGCATAAAGAGATCTACGAAACAGAAACATCTGAGCGTAGCTTCGAAGAAGAGACAAAACTGTCTGGTTTCTCTGCCGCTCCTGTCAAAAACGAGGGTTCAGCCATCGCTTATGACAATGCACAGGAAGCATGGACTGCTCGTTACACCCACGAAACCATTGCGATGGGCTTCTCCATCACAGAGGAAGCAGTGGAAGATAACTTGTATGACAGCTTGTCTTCACGCTATACCAATGCTTTGGCCCGCGGTATGGCTTACACCAAGCAAGTTAAAGCCGCTTACGTGTTGAACAACGCCTTCACTGGCGGCCCAACATACGGCGACGGCGTGGTTCTGTGTTCTACAG